GATATTCAAGATATGCGAAATATCGAACGACACTATTCTATCACTATTGATGAATTACCAAAGAATTTTGTTTGTACAGTATAATCGATAAAAAATAATTGTAATATATACTATTTTTTATCAATGAGTAATTTTAATAGATTAAATACATTAGCATTTGATAGATTAAATACATTAGCAAATGTAGCAGCAGAAGAACAAAAAAAATGGAGTATTAGAAATCGTTCTTCATCATTTGACAGCAGTCCTGCGTCAAGTGCGAAGACTGTATCTCCAGGATATATTAATACTCCAACACCACCAAATAACGATTATGGTAGTGCTATAGCACGACTTAATGGAACTCCATCACAATCTTCTGATGAACCTATAGTAGTACTTAGTAGTAAAACTCTATCACCATCACCATATCCATCTCCTGATGGCGGTGTCACAGAAATTACTACTATTATGGAAAATGTAAGACTCAATAATACTTTATATGAAAAATTATGTTTTAATCTGTCAATATTTTTATTATCTTTGCAGTTGGTTACAGTAAAAGTAACAACTAAAAGTAAGGAAATACTATTAATCGCTTCCAAAACCGTGTTCGCTATTATATTTAAAAGTTTGAACGCGATACTCGTTTTAATAGGCGAAATCATAAAACAACAAGCTAACCAACTGTTTAATAGTACATTTTTTCGATTTGCTGCTTTAGTATTTTTGTTTTTATTGTCTACTGAGTGGGGAAGAAATACTTTATATACTGCATACTGTACAATTGCACATATATTTAATTACAAAGAATTATATGGAGCAGTTGGTTCTGCTATAGGTACAGTCGCAATGATTAAAAATGTTTTTCAAGGTATAGCCACACATCAGGCAACACAAGCACAGTTCAACCACGCTTTACAGAATCACATAACTACTTTACAGAATCAAAATGCACAATTGTTACAACAAGTAAGTCAATTGTCTCAAGATCAAGTAGGAAACAAAATGAGTTTTCTCAAATTAGAACAAGAAGTAGATGCATTGAATAATCAAATCGGTTTAAACAATTTAGAACAGCTTGAGTTCACAGACAGTGAACTACAAGAAATAAAAAATTCACAAAAACGTATAGAATATTATTTTGATGTTGGGGATGAAAATAAGAACAGAGTGTTGGATCAGTTAAATAACCAGTTAAAGGTATTGTTTAAATTGACAGAGGAAGGGTTTGATAATAATCAAGACAATTTTAATAAAATAATGGATAAACAAGACGCAATCGCAAATAATATTGGAAGGCTTGACGGAAACAATGCCAAACTACTTGAAAACTTAATTCAAAATTCTGCAGACACGCAAGCACTTTTAAAAAATATGCAACATAAAGATTACACAGATTTGATGAAAGCAATTATAAGTAATACAGGATTAAGTGTTAGTGATATTATAGGATACTTATCATATTTTCAACAATATATTCATTTTGGACCAGGACAAATGAATGCACGTTTACAAGGTTTACACGGTTTACACGGTGGTAAACGTAAAACAAGAGCCCGTAAATATAAAAAGAAAGCCCCATTGAAAAAAAATACTAAACGTATGCAATTTAAGAAAAAGAAACAATCCAGGAAAAAGAAATAATTGCGTTGGTTTATATATTTGATTTTACTGTACCAAATATATAAAGATGTTCGCTTTTGTGGAAAATTTACAATGTCAAATACAAGCTGAATTAGAGACAACCCTTTCATCTCTTAAAGACCCATTTAAAGAACAAGTCGATACTTCAACGATTCCTCCGAGTACTGTACAAATATATACGACTAAAGTATTTGAATTGCCTATACAAACTTTGACCGATAAGAATTCGATTCATGAATTATCGCCTACAATTGCGAATGATTTAGAGTTAATTGAGACACCAATGGATGTAAATATGTATTCTTATTTATTTGACCTTCCGTGTGACCCACCAGAAGGCGAAATCAATCCACTTATTCATAACAAGAACATTTTTGCGGAAGAATTATTACCTTCTTGGCAAACACACTTTAGCAGTAATGTCGATTTCTTACAAGAATCCCAATCAGTAATAAAATCCATGAATACCGTATATCCAAAGTCTGTGTGTACAGTATCGACTGAAAAAATAAAGAAAAATTGGGAAACAGTAAAACACGACCCAAAGTTTTATGAACATTACGGCTATTTGGAGTGGGATATGTTGAAACATTTCAATATGTCACCTACGTTTCTTCAAGCACTTTCGGTTGCGCATATTTTATCTCCCATTATGAGTTTTTTCATTCCTGTACTATTTCTCATTTTCCCCTTTATTATTTTGAAATTACAAGGAGTTCCAATATCGATTTCAAAGTATATTGAGGTATTGAAACAGATTGCGAAACATCATTTTATTGGAAAAGCGATTGCAGGAATGGAGAAATTTTCCATTACGAATTTGATTTATTTCTTTTCGATGTTGGCATTGTATCTTTTACAGATGTATCAAAATACTGTACAATGTCTACGTTTTTACCGTAATACACAAAAAGTGAATGAGGAACTATGTGAATGGAAAGAGTTTTGTAATTATTCCATACAGAATATGGATAGATTCATTGAGGAAAATCAATCACTTATTACATACAAACCATTTTGTTTACAGTTGTCTCACCACCGTACACAATTAAATCGATTAAAACAAGTATTACATGATATTCGACCATTCAAGTGTAATATGAGTAAAACAGTGGAAATCGGATATATGTTGAGTTGTTATTATGAACTACACGAAGACCCACTGTACGAAGAATCATTACAATATGCAATGGGTTTCGATGGTTATATTCATTTAATGCAGGGACTGTACAGAAATGTACAAGCTGGATTCTTGGGGTATGCATCTTTTAAGACAACAATCGACTTAGATATTAGTGGTGATATACTCGATGATAATAGTATTACAGTAGAAGTGATAAACGATGATAATACTGATAATGAAGATGAAATTATAGACGAAGAAAATGAAATCACTAAAAAGGAGACAAAACCTGTAAATATGATAAAATCACAATATTATCCTGCACACATGTATAACTTAAAATGTGTAAAGAATGACGCGACATTGGATGACAATGTTGTGATTACAGGACCAAATGCATCTGGAAAAACGACTTTCTTGAAATCAACTGCATTAAATATACTTTTCTCTCAACAAGTGGGTGTTGGATTTTATCAATCGTGTACAGTAAAACCGTATCAGCATATGCATTCATACTTGAATATCCCAGATACATCAGGACGAGACAGTTTATTCCAAGCAGAATCCAGAAGATGTAAAGAAATATTAAACTCTATTAAAAATGGAGGTACAAAAGAGAGACATTTCTGTATATTCGATGAATTGTATTCAGGTACAAATCCAAAAGAGGCGACCAAATCCGCGTATGCATTTATGGATTATGTTCGTACATTCAATAATGTAGACCTAGTATTGACAACTCATTATACATCTATTTGCGAGAAACTAGAAGGGTCAAATAAACCCTCAGTAAAGACGATTGTCAATAAACAAATGCAAGTATTAGGTAAAGATGAGACAGAGATGGGTACAGTAAAAAACACATATAAGATCGTGGATGGTATTTCTACAGTAGAAGGTGCTGTAAGAATATTAGAAGAAATGGATTACCCTGAAGAGATGCTAGAAACTGTAAAAAATATTGATTTGGAGAATTTGAAGGATGAAACAAAACACGAAGATAGTATTGAATTGTAATTGTAAATAATAAAAACATTAACTTTATTATGTACAGTAAACTTACTTGGTAGTCTTAGGGAAATGTTTATTGACATACTTTTGCATTGAAAAGTAATCAACTGTAACATTATCTGTTTCAGGACCGAACAACTTCTTTAGAGTATTATCCAACATGATATGTCTACGATTTTCAGGGTTCTGTAGTTTGTTATCAGATATGTACTTTATAATGGACTTAGTTACTTCTGTACGAGATACGAGTGACCCTTTTTCCTTTCCAAGGAAAACGCACAATTCATCAGAAATAATGGTTGGTTTCGCAAAACCGTGTGGTTGTCTCGGTTTCTTAGGTTTTCTCTCACTTTTTTGCTGCTTTTTCTGTAGTTTTTCGACTTCCTTACGGAGAACCTTGATATCAGCACGAGATGCATCCATTCTCTTCTTCTCATCTAGTATCTTATTATCCATTGCATCCAACATAGACAACATTCTTTCAAACCCTTTCATTTCTTTAGACTGTACAACCTCATTATCAGATTCAAGGACTAAAACATTTTCGTTTACAGCGGACATTTTATGTAATAATATGTAGTGGCGGATACATAACATTACAACATTTTATTTATATAGATTTTTTACAATATTGATTGTTTACTTCTTAGTAGGTCGTGGTCCTCTCTTACCCTTTCCACGATTTACTTCTTGAAAGCCGTCCTCAGATGTTTCGGCTTGTTCACCGTCATTTTTTCTTTTCATTGGGGGTGGTGGTCCACGAGGAGTTCTTGGTCTAGGATTAGGCCTCTCTTCGGTACTTGCAGCACGGTTTAGTTGTCTCGTCTCACACATCAGACGACCACCATTAATACCAGTAATACTTGTTGCTTGGTATTCGTGTGATTCATTTACAGACTTGGTCATTTGGAATTCTACATATTCTCCTAGAACCAAATACTTGTACTGTGCATTGGATGCTTGGATGGTAGAGTAGTGAGCAAAAATGTCCTTTTCGCCATCACTATCTGTTGTTGTAATAAAACCATAACCAGCTTTGTTGTTAAACCACTTTACTTGACCGATATACTTATCGGTTACCGCCTGTGTATCGGTAGTTTCGCCCGTGGAGACAGCGTTAATAGTTTCGTTATTAGATGACATTATAGAATAGAAGAGACTAGTATACGAGTATATACAATATTATGTAAAAGGGTTTTATATTGTTTTCTAACATTAATTTATAAACTGCTGTAAAATCAGATTTAAAACTGTCTCATAATGTATCCAGCATCATCTAAGAAAATAATTTTAAATTTATTAGTAATTCTTTTTGCACTCATTTTCTTGTACTGTATCTTTCAGTATACTCAAGTTCAAAAGATAGAAGCATTTCACACAGCAAAATGTTCAAAAGCAGGTTCAGATTCATAATTCCATTTTGCACAACATTTAATCATATTTAATATTGGGGGTTCGATTGGATATTGAGACAACCATTTGTACAATGGAATCCATGATTTATACTGTACCAATGTCTCGTTATATTGATGTCTCACTTCACTTAAAGAATATTCTGATTTTTCACTTTCAGGTTGTAAATGCATCCACGGTAATTGTACAGTATGAAACTTTTGCAAATACAAATTCAAGAATATGTATATTAGTGAAATAAAATCGTCTCTGCGACTAGCAGTTGTACCATTCTGTACATATAAACTGATATATTTAGGTGTTCCAATAATATTGGTTTTTGTCTCTTTAGGAACATATGTTTTGTCTTTACCGTACACATAATAGGTCGATAGACCGAAATCAATTAAATTCCAGTGACCAGTATCATCTCTCATAAAGTGCACAGGTTTGATGTCTCGATGTACTACACCTGCTTTATGCACTTGTCGTAATATTTCACACGATTGTTGAAACCATTCTACAATAATATTCCAATCTAGTGTGTTCGTAAGAGTACCTCCTGTAAATAGACTAGTTGCTGCAAAACGCCAGTTGTCTTCAGTACCGTACCAATATAAACACGGTATATGTGCAATGTCTCGTTTCAGCAAATGGTGCAACATAGTAATCTCGTGTTGCAATGATGCATACTCTGTGTCTCGTTCTTCCACTTTTAATGCATAATATGGTTGTACAGTATAAATTGGTTCTTTTTCCTGTACAAGAAATACTTTCCCGAATTTTCCATTTCCTAAAGGTTTTAGTAATTCATATTTCCCAATTGTAAACTCTTGGTGATGGCTATTTGAGACATCCATCTATTACAGACATATAAACATATTATACTTGAATATCTTTATATGATACTACGTCATTGATGGTACACGACGATGATACAGAAGATTATCACGATTTGGTTCGTACAGTAAAAAAAGAGGAAAAACGAGACACACAACAAGAAGATTTAGAAGAATGGATGGATGAACTTTTAGAAAACTCTCAAGTGAATTATGATTATTTAGAAGGAAAAACTATTCTTGAATTCCAATTGGAAATAGAACGTCTTCTTTTCCGTGTAAACCCAGAATATGTTGAAAAATATAAAGAACCTTTAAAAGATTTTCGTTATGTGGATAATATATGCGATTTGAGACACGGATGTTTTGTACGATGGTTGTCTCGAACGAAGAAAAAGAAAATTGCAAGAGGAGGTAAATTTATAGGTATACGATTTAGTGCAAACCATACATTGCTAATGGTAGTTATCCAAATGGGTAGGTCGAGACGTATTATTAGTTACAGTATGGGGAATTTCTATACATTTCAACGACTTACTACAGAAGAGTCTATGATCTTAATGGCAAACCATTTAGAATATAGTACAAAATAAAGTGTTTTTGAGTATTTTACAACGTTACTAGATTCTAAGTTCTTACTTTCGAGACAATCTCTGTTTTTTGGTTTTCTGTTTCTTCCATTTGTCTCGTTTTTTCTGTGCATTCCATTTTTTCTGTGTTTTTCCTTTTTTATTTGAATCGTATTTAGGAGGATTTCGTTTCCATTGCATAAATTCCTGTAAATGAATCATTAATTTTTTCGAGACAATGAGGTCATCTTTCAAATCAGAATAACTCATACGTTTATGTTCGAATGCACGTTTATAACTAGAAAACCACGATACCCAAAAATCTTTTGAATATAACAATGTATGTTTCCATTTTGTTGAACTAAAAATGTTGCTATCCATAAAACGAGACACAACTTGTTGCGCAGTAAGAGTATGATAGTACGGTAAAGGACATATATAGTACACACGACTGCTTTTCATTTCATTATGTTCTACATCATCGACAAAACAAATTTCTACATCTCTTGTTAATACTGTACAATTTAATAAGTCGCTCATCGTTTTACGATGCGATGACCGTTTTATTTCAATAGGTTTGTTGTTTATACGAAATGCACAAATAAGTTGGTCAAATAATGTCTCGTTTTTTTTATGTTTAGTAGATTTACTTTGTTTACTGTATTGTGTATGTACACGGTGTTCTATGTGTTTCGTTACTAGTTTTACCCAATCTCCTGTACATTGATTGTTTGTATATACCATGATTTTGTGGCATTCCTTCTGTAGTTTTTTTTTGTATAAATATTCTAAAATAGTGATAATTCCATACCGTAAAAATTCAGGGTATAAATCGAAAAGGTCATCAAATCTTTCAAAGTGAGGACAAATATTTCGTATTCCAGACCATAAAATGAATAAATCACCAAAACAGCCCAATGTCTCGTCTAAATCAAATACAACGACTTTTTCAGGTATTTTGAAAACGGTCACTTCTGATTCTTTTGTATTATTTATATTCCAAAACCACGGTAAATAATATTGACCTTTAAATACTGTACACGCATCTCTATTCAAAAATGAAATTCGTTTCGAGCGTTTTTTCTTTATTTTTTTCTCGATATCATATTCTTCAATCATACATATACACGAATGCTCTTATATATATGATTTTTATTTTTTACCCTTACCCTTCCCCTTTTTATTCTTTGGTTTCTTTGTACGGTTTGAATCATCTGGTGCACCCATATTGAACCCGAGATGTTCCACTTTGAATGTCGACCATCTAATATTTTTCCCTCCATCAGCGTCAGGATTATCGTTCAATCCATCTTTAATTGCTTGTCTCTCAGACTCCTCTTGTTCTTTTACAGCTTCTTCTTGTTTTACTGCACTACTAACAAAGACTTTATAAAATAGTTTACCCATTAATACTGAACCTTCTTGTTGATTTAATTCGCCATTTTCTATTTTCTTCAATGTAGCCAATGCTTCTTCCATTATTTTAGTGTCCAAGTTATCTTTGTACTGTCTATTGTAAATATCCGTGTATGCGTTGAAAAGAAATGAACACTTCCTTCTGCACAATTCTGAAAACTCATTCGGTCTAGCTTCTCTCATATCTTTAAATTCTACTTTTAGCTTTTCCATAATGCGCATATCGGCGAGAATCAAATCACTATGTTTCAGTCTTCGAATACCATCTGTGTTATCTTGGTATTCTGATTCACCTGACCTCATGAGTTGCTTCAAATCCAAACGGTCATTCATTTTTTGTACTGTATAAATTATTGTTTTTATAATTATTCGTCATATATTCTTTTTTCCAATCTATCTTTACAATAATTATTACAGAATAAATGTCTACTTTAGAAGAAATTAAGGTACAGCCGATTACATCTGACCTTGGTTCGTTACCTGAAGCATCCGTCAACAGTATACCATTTATGTCTCATATTCAATCAGTGTTAGCTACATACCACATTTCGTTTGTACAGATTGTCTTTTTTATTTTATTGGTCGTATCTTTTTTAGCCGTGTTTTTATTTCAGGAAAAGTTTAAAGCAATTTTGAGACATATTGTACGTAAAATGATTTATAGTTCTCAAATGAGTCGTGATGGTAAAACTGTAAATACTACGTCAACCACTTCTACCAATTCTTTTAATCAATGGTTAACTTATTTAGAACAAACTTGGTTAGCACCAAGTGACCGAAGTACAATGGAAAAGTTACCTGCTAATGTACGGTTGGATGATAAATATAGTATAGCCATTCCTGAAAACGATGAAGAAGAAGAAGAAGATGATGAAGCAGAGGAAATCAAGATGGTTACGGCTAATAATACTGTACAAAATGCAGCTGTATCTATTGATTTATGAACAACCAAAAATTACAATTTCATCGGTACTGTTGTCAATGGATGCTTTTAGCAATTATTTTATCTGTCTCAAATGTATAATTGATTATTCGTTATTGTACAATGAAATTGCCATCATTGAAAATGATTAAGTTAACACCAGAATTTGTATTTGTACTAATCGCTTTTGTCGCTGTTATTTTCTTTGCAAATTATGGATGTTGTGGTGGAGTACAGCCATTTGAAGCTGACAATCTTTTCCCAAAATACTCCAAGTTTGAAGCATTTGGTGGTCACGAAGAAGATAAAGATGGTGAAAAGAAAGAGGAAGAAGAAGAAGAGAAAATAGAAGAACCTCTCGCAAATAAAAAAGAAGACAAAAACATCATCAATAATAAATTACAACAAATAAAAGATTTGGCTGCACAACTAATGCCATCATCAAAAGATGACAAGGCAAGCGAAGGGTTCACCAATATGTCTCCGTCTGACCTAGGAAATGCATATGGAGTTATTGACCGCGTTGGCAAACTCCCTGCAAGTGCAGAATGTATCGGAAAGTCTCACGGATATTCTAAATCTACTGGTGGCGTATGTTGGGATAAAGAAACCGAAAACCTTCTTCTATCAAGAGGAGGACAAGGCATTTGTCGTGGTAGAGTATAAAAAAATGTATAATTATTGACAGTATTATATATTTTTACAGTATAACCTTAGTACCTAGACCATTTATCTTTACTGAAAGAGTTTAATTGTAACAATTGGTCACCATTTTCTTTATAGTATTTGACTTTTTCGTCTAGAGCGATTTCTTCTTCGGTTTTTGGAATAGGGGTGTCTTGTTGTGCTTCCATCATGTTTTTCTCTAAATCAGTCGGTTTAGGTTTTTTACCGAAACAATTCACACCAAATTTGATATTTGGATTTGAGAAATGTCCACCATTGATTCCTGGACGTCCACAACTATTTTTATTTAATTCAGACTCTTGCAATTTTTTCCAGGTACTCTTCTGAGTAGGAAAATAAGCCATTTGTCCTTCAGACCAACCGTAATTGCACCATTCGGCACCGTGGTCATACGCTTTTTCGATTTCATCATACGTAGCTAAACGCGAATCAAATGCTTTGCATACTGCACGTGCATCATCATAAGTATAATAATTGTTACTTACATTAAACACTTGGTCAGGTTTCTCCAACTGTATATCCAATGGTGCACCTGCTGTATTTAATAATTTATTTACAGTAGGGTTGCCTAAAAAGTCCAACATATCAATACCCAATAAATATTTGAAAAAATCGTAAATAAAAATTGTAATCAAAAACAGTAAACCGAAAAATTCAATGAATTTTACAGAAAGTGGTTTCGTTTGTGCTCTCATAGGAATACGCATTACAAACAACAAGAAATAAAACGTTAAAATAAAAAGCATCGTTGAAAATAGAGACAATTGACTTCCGTAAAAATCTCTCAAAAAGTCTTTTGTACCTTCTACAAATGAATCCTGTGACCAATCATCACGTTTGTACAGCTGAAATACCACAAACACGAGCACACTTGCAAACACTAGAATATCTATAGTATTGCTCATTTTTTGTTCAGCCGCTTCGTCTCTTGGTCCAGTTAACAGTACACCAAAAAATACAAAAACGACTAAATATATTCCTATAAACCAGAACAAAAACATAATATAAGAATTGTTGAATACACGAACAAATAAAGGCAGTTCATCCTCCTTTGTATCAGAATCATTCTCCGTTTTTGTCGAATTATTACTGAGATCAATGTAAACTACATTATTACTACTATCTGTACTATCTGTACTATTGGTATCGTTATTACTTGAATCCGATGACATCGTATATATAGTATACTATAAATGTACAAACGAAAATCATTCTATTTGTTCATAAACGAGACAATATACATTTTTCATCGTCTTTGTTACTAAATCTTTCTCCACTTCTTGTACAGTTTCATCATTGCAATAATACCATTTTTTTGTACGATATTCACACACACAGGCTGTATAATGACCATAGTTCATGGAACCAAAATGATAACATACTGCTTTTAATTGAAACCGTTGTTTCACAGAATTGTATCCACAATAGTATTTCTTCATTTCAAGAATATCGGGAAACTGTACCAATGAATTATTTTTACGCACACCATCAAATGAAAACCGTTTTAAACAAATGAAAAGAAGTTTAGGTAAGCGGAAAAAAGACAGAGTTTTCTGTATATTTTCTTTTCGTTTTGTCTTTTCATTGTACCACGCATTTTCGCCCTCCATTGTCTCAGATTCTACATATTTATCTAAACATTCATAGATTGTACTGTTTTGTTCTAAAATAGGCAAATCAATCATAAAAAACGATTCTGGTACAATAGAATGTACAATAGAGTTATCTGATAAAGGATGCAAACACGAGACACTTACACCGTAAAAAATATCATTGAATTCCGAATATTCTTTTCCATATTGTTTTTGCAGCATTTCATAACATTTTACAGCTAATTTATCTATTTTTGTTTTCGGATTCCCGTCAATCATGATATTCCTCGGTTTACAAATACATTGATGCAAACATTCTATGAAAAATAGTAAAAACTCCCCGAAATCATTTTGGTCAATTCCAGTAAACTGAGACATTTTCTTTTGTTTCGCGACTTGTCTCACTGCATTTAATAATCCCCTTGGAAACATTGTTATTTTTTTCTTATTTTCAGTTGTGCCTTTGTAAATTTCATTCCAGTTTTTTAAAATAAGCATTTCAACTTTTGTCTCATTTAGAGATGTTTTCTCAAGAGATTGTGTCATTTGGGGGCATTGGTACAGTATTTGTAAACACGAATTCAAAAAGCAAGTATTCCCTAAATTTGCCATACCAACTGGCTTATATGGTTCTTCTACTTTAGTCGTACTATCAACTTCGTTCATACCATTAATATTATGTGTTTGTGCACTATATATTTAGTAGCTTTTTACAGTACATAATTTAATCACAGTCATGAACTTTAATAATCAAGAAATGGAACAACTTTTGGAAGAAGCATTACAACAAGTTATGGGAGAAGAATATCCTCAAATACTCTCTAACTTACAAACCACAGGTTCAAATATAAGAATGGTTGTTAGAGATAATTCAAACAACTCCATTCCCAACTTTTTGAACAATGTACAAATACCACCTATAATACAAAATATTGCTAATACTGTTGAAGAACGATTGCAAGAATCGATAAATCAACGTCACAATGAGACACAGACAGAACAATCATTAGAAGAAGAAACTTTATACCAATACCGTGAAGAACAAGACCAAGACCAAGACCAAGACCAAGACCAAAACCAAGACCAAAACCAAGAACCAGAAGCAGAACAAGACCGTACACAAGAAGGTCAAGTCCAAGAACCAGTAAATGAGACAATTGGAGACCAACCACCAAGTACACAACCTATGTCTCAACAACGCAATCACCATATCGATGTATTGAATGATTTTTTACAGTCTTATCATGATAATTTCCGATTATACCAACAGAATACTACAATGGCTTTGAGACAATTACAGTCTATTACTCGACAACAGCAACAAACGACTACATCCAGAACACGTTCAACGTCAAATCCACAGCAATCTCGTACAAATATAAGTAGTTGGTTTCAGCCATTACTTAGTGATATGGGAATCGAAGTTGGAGGTATAATATCTCCAAATGCAAGTGGGATAGGTACTGGACCGTTTAGTGGTGTTTTTCCTGGTATGGGAAATACTGTACACTCTATACCGACGATTCGGCAATTCGCGTGTGCTACAGAGCCATTACGCTACGATACTTCTTTTCATTCTGTAAGTAGAGCGTGTCCTATTACTTTAGAAGATTTTCAAGATGGCGAATTCATTTGTAGAATAAAGCAATGTAGACATATATTTAAAGTGCAACCTTTACAGAACTGGTTCTCTCGAAATTCATATTGTCCTGTATGTCGTTATGATATTCGTACTTGGGTAGAACCACAACCAACTGTCTCAACTACAGACATTTCCAATAATCTAACAGTATAATATTATCAGTTCATACTGTAAATAAGATAATATTATGCAGAAATTACAAAGGTCTATTAAGACAAAAAGTAATGAGCTACATCGACTATATCCTGACAATTCAGTTTTATCTGACAAACGAGTATGTAATTTTCTACAGGAAATTTTTAATCATATAACAACTTCTCAAAAAATGTGGAAACGAGACAAAAAAAATATTCTAGAACAACTTGTCTCAAATAAATTACAAACACCAGACAAAATACCAAAGTCTTATATGTATACTGATATTGATAGTACAGTAAGAAAACACATTGAGACAAAAAGCAGATATATATATAGTTTTTCTCTTAAAATGTCTGCGAGACAGTACAAAATCGATATTATACTGGAAAATCGTAAATCAAAACCAGAATTGTCTCAAATCGTAAAATATATTTATTGTTGGCTTTTTGTTTTACAGAAGTATGCACATATTCATAATACAGGTTCTACAAATCCCGAAAAATGTTCTTCTACTGTACATATCTATTTATATCTTACCAGTTTGAAAAAGACATCTCCAGAATCAACCAATACTGTTTTAAACTGTAATCACGTCAATACTGCATTTACAACTGGATGTCAGAAAACAACTAATATTCACGTATTCCGTGAAGAAGAATGGTTCAAAGTTCTGATTCATGAATCATTCCATAATAGTGGTCTAGATTTCATAGATATAGATAGTACAGTAAATAGTGAAGCCATTGCTTTCATTAAAAATTTGTTTCTTGTAAAAATAAATGATTTACGACTTTTTGAGACATATTGTGAAATGTGGGGCGAAATATTGAATAATATGTTTACAATAAGTTTTCAAAAACGAGACAGAAAGAAAAACACCCAAAAAAGAATAGGATGTTCTAATAAATCTCGAAAAGTATACTGTAATACACCTATGATAAAGAAATTGGAAAAAATGTTACAACAAGAGGCCGTTTTTTCTTGTATGCAAGCCAATAAAGTACTCAAACTGAATGACAACATGAAGTATGAAGATTTATTTACAGTAAACAGTTATAAAGAAGAAACACAATGTTTTTCTTACTATATCTTGAAAGGGATTTATATGACCCATTTCACGCAGTTTTTACAGTTCTGTGTATGGCAGACACCTCCATCTCTGGATTTCCAACTTAATAGAGAAAATTTAATGAAGTATGTAGAAATCATAAAAACGTATTATAAACATCCCAAAACACTCGCATTTATGCAGAATATGAGAGAGTATTTGGACAATCAAAATGACCATTTCGTAAAAACGACAATGAGAATGTCTCTGAAGGGAAAATATTGATATTTTATTTTGTACAGTTTCTAGTATTTACCATTGATAAATATGACACATTTTCAACAACTAGCAAACTTATGGGTTTCTAAATTAGCACAAAATGGCGGTAAACGCATATACGTAGATTTTAGTCATATCAAAGAAATAGATGGAGTACTTGTAGATATTAACATGAAATTAGAAGAACCAACTACTGGTATTTATACGTATATGTGCGATATTACAGATTGCATTGTCGGTATTCATAATGATGATGAGTGTCAAAGTAATCACACTTACTTCTGTAAATACGAGACATTAGATTCTTTTGAAGAGTTTGTGTGTTCAATCGAACGTTTGTACAGTATATTGAAAAACATAAAAATGGATTACTATGATTGTACATTCAAAATATGTGATTCTAAGTCAGAAGAAGAAATGATACGAAGTTGTTTTCATTTCTCAGATTGTGATAATGTAAAACTACACGGTGATAAATGTAGTGTTTGTTACGAAATAACGAAAATGAAAACAACGTGTGGTCATCATATTTGTGTACCTTGTGCGGATCGAACCCTGGTGAAAACACATCCATCAAAGTGCCCAGTATGTCGTGAAAATAATGCTTTAGAATATCTTATTCAAGAGTCTACTGTATAATAATTGCAAATTAAAACAAACAAAAAACGAAAAAAGTTTATTTTTTCACTCGATTTAAAGAATTAACAAATATTTACAAACCATATACAGTACACTAAAATTTATACTTCACTACAGTAATCTATTGGTGTTTCGATTCCCACATAAGTGTATCCAGATGCTGGGTCATCAGAAATCACACTGAGTTCATCCATTGTCATTGGTGTATTCATTGGTAAGGAGTAGAATGCAGGCTGAGGCGGCGTTCGTCTTAGAGTCGCCTCCATTTGCTGTACTATCCTGTACATATGAGAAACTTGCTCCTTCAGTACTCTGATTTCCCTGTCTTGAGCTTGTATACGCGCGTTCATACTAGTATCGTACTGCAATTGACTATCCAAGATGTTGTTCACTTTGTTGTATGTCCAGTCTTTCCAGTCTTGGTATTCCTGTAAAGTTTTATCGATTCGCTGTACGTCATCTGCCAAGAACTCAGTGTTCGATGCGACTTGGTCCAAGTTCAGACGCGTTGGTGGTACTGGTTTATTGTTCATCATAATGCGAATATGAAACCCGTATATGTTGGTGTCATAGAATCCGCTTGCTTGAATCGTTGTTTTTATTTCGGCGTCTACATATTCGTCAAAGTGTACGAATGCGCGTCTTCCTACTCCATTTTCATTGTTAAAAGATACAAAGTCTACTCTCGATACTGTACCTACAGAGACAATTGTCTCAAAATAATATTTTACCTGTGCTTTCGTGATTGAAAAGTCAATACGAGGAATGAAGAAACTGTCCTTCCATTCTTGGTTTACTGTAATAGTGGTAGATGCCATTGTGTTAAGAGATAATGATATGATGTTGGTGTTTTAAAAGTTATGATTTTATTAAGAGCTAGAAGTAATACTTCTGAATATGTGAGACAAGAATCCGTGGAAATGTTTCAATCAATTTTTTCTCTTAAAAAAGGAAAAAATTGATATAGTTCATTTCTATCATCTTTGTCTCACACACTAGCCTATCAGGCCTAATAATACTCAAATAACAAGTTCAATATGTGCACCATCATCAACAAAGAAAATTACGGGTTGAACCTTCTATGTGAAGCTATGGCTTTGCTCGAAGTACAAAATACTACTGTAGATTCTACAATAAAGAGGAAAACAAATAATCAAAGTAGAAAATATGAAAGAAATGCGGAAGGTAAGTTTATGTGTCCTGAATGTAACTATACAGCAAAAAATAGTTCTACTATGAGTATGCACTATACGAAGAATCATGTAGAAAACAATAAAACACATAAATGTAATGAATGTGATGCTGTATTCTGTCACAGTACTGGATTGACACAGCATATACAAAGACATCACAGAGCAGCAACTATTCCGTGTAAATACCCAGATTGTAATGAGGTATTCAAAATGAAGATTGACGCTAAAAAACACTATGTCAGATATCATATGAAGGACATTCATACACACGACAAAGTGATGCGCGAAGACAAGAACATATGCGTTACGTGCA